CTAAAAGACTGCCAGGCCCAGATACAATAAGTATCCACCATCCAGACAACTGGAGGTGTATCGAGCCTGAGTATGATGCATATGACTAATAACATGATTATGAAGAACAACGCTATTCTTACAGCACTAGTCTCTTTTATTACATGTATCTATACATGTACCATTGGACTACTCGTAGGTCTCATCAACTCTGATGACCTACATCCTGACCCCAACGCAACACTTCTATTGGCTCTCATTGGAGGGCTAATAGTTGTGTGCCTATGGATTGCTTTAGCATCTGCCAACAACAAAGAATCTTAATCATGTTAATACATCAAGTAATTATCTTACGAGGTCTGCCCGGTGCCGGTAAAACTACCGTGGCTTCTACCTTAGCATTAGCGTCACGTGGTACAATATGCTCTGCTGACCAATACATGGTTGACAGCAATGGCGAGTACCACTTCGACCCAAAGCGACTGAAAGATTGTCATAACCTCTGCTTCGATAAATTCTGCAAAGAGTTAACCAATGCAGTTCAAGACAAGCATTACGACCTTCGTAATCAGGCGTACACTATCATTGTAGATAACACCAACACTCAGTATTGGGAGTTCCAGAAGTATATCAACAAAGTAGCGAACGTGAATCTTCTGCTGAAAGAACTCGGCTCTAGCGACAAATTCATTGTTACTCAGCTCATCGTCGAGAATCCATCAGGATTTCAGTCTACACATGATGTTCCTAGTGCTACTATCGCCGCGATGAAAGACCGGTTTGAGGTTTATTTAGGTCCAGACCATCAGCTTAGTGACTGTCAGGAAGAACAGGTTCAAGAACATCCACCTTACGAAGAAGACGAGTGTGTAGGGTGTGGCAATTTGTATGATGTCAATGACCCACATTGTGAATGCACTGATCGCGAGGAGCAAGCTCAGGCTATGATGACCGAAGACATGCAAGATTCTATAGACCCTGACTATGATGAATAAGACTCTAACTAAAATGAGTAGTAGACAGATTCAACACATCTTACGTGATGAGCTTAGGAATCAAAAGCTCAAGCACAGGTCTATGGCATATTTAGCTGACCGGCATCTGTCAGAACTAAAGAAGTATGCAGCCCTTAAAAACTTTGAGCAAATAGATATTCAATCTCGTTTGCACTCTGAATTTTGCCGAGAGCAACATATATCTAGTGTTGAAATCACGCGTTTAGAGAAAGAGCTGAAATATCAGCAACCTGCACCCAACAGAGTTGCTAAGTTTGTGATGAAACTTAAGATGAGGTTTAACCTATAACATTGTATGATGCCTTGCCTAGGCACCTCAATCTTAAGTAACACGGGGTTTGACTGTGCCTTGTTACCCAATTCAGTTACTATCTAAAAGTCCTACGCTAATCAATCGTAGGCATTATTTATCAGTCAAGCAATAGTGTACGTGTTACCGCTTGATGTATAGACCACGTACCTGTCCCAGCTTGGACAGCTTAGTCATAGTTAGAGGGGGTGTAGCTGTTAGTGACGACTACGGTCTCAGTACACCCCTTCCATTTCAGCACAGTCAGGTTTGATAAGCATTTCATTTCATCAGAATGGATTACAAAATGCTTATGTGGTTCAATTCCACACTGTGCTCAATCAACTAAAACATCGAATACACACAAGATGGATATCAGCAAAACAAAGTTCATTAAGAACCTAGTGTTCAAACAGAGAAGCTACATCGAAGGAGGCAAAGTGTCTTACGGTGACAACCAGAGACACATCAACTATCAAGCTTGGCTTCACCTTCCAAACAAGTACAAGCTCTCAATTATCACTGGCCCTGTTGGGACAGGACTAAAATCTGTTCCTAACGTCTATGAAATTGGGTTCTTCTCTTCACTTCATGGAGAGATGATTAAGGCACACAAAGAGGTGTACTGTTTCACCAACAAAGAAGGTGTAGAGAAGGAAGTTATTGACTACGATAGCACTGCTGGCTACTTCACTCTTGAAGGGCTTGAAGAATACCTCGTAGAGATTAGTGGGCGTCCAACTCGTACCATCGAAATGGAGATCGAAGAGGGTTACCTCTGTTCAGTACATAAGACAGAGTTAGAATACTCTACCAATAGCCAAGTAATGGAACGCGTGTGTCCTAAATGCGAACCTGGACTCTTTAAATCTGAAGCCGAGTAATCATGAAAACTATTAAAGAAGATATCTTTTTAGGATGGACAGCAGGTGAACTAGCTATAACATACAAAAGGGCAGCGCTAGATGGACCAACCATCAAAGCACCTGAGCATACTATCAAACTACTACGTAGATGCTACTCAGATACTATTGAGATACGTGAGTCAGCTATATGCATAGGTATATCCCGCGCTAATAGAATACGCTCAGTATTTATAGTAGGGGAAGGCGGTACAGCCGGATGCGTGATTGACCCTAAGCTAGTATTCAGCAGACTGCTGCTAGAAAACTGCTCTGCCTTTATCTTATCTCACAACCATCCTAGTGGCAACACAAACCCTAGTATGGCAGATAAGAAATTGACACGTGATTTTCGAGCTTGTGGTAAAGTACTCGACATACCCTTGCTCGACCACATAATAGTCACCGACAACTCACACTTCTCGTTTGCTACACACGATATGCTATAACACTATCATCATGCCGCATCCTAAACTCACTCCGACACTCAAGTCCAAGTATCAAAACAAATGGTACAAGGCCTTAGTAGACAAGATCCAAAAGGATCCCAATGTTCCAGATTGCGAAAGAGTTCAACTCAAACAAGGGTATATATTCATTTCTCGTGCTGTAGAACTTGTATTCGAGCACAGCGCAGAAGCACATGCTCTTCTACTAGAACTAAATGAACAGGAACACCTGGATACAGATCCAGATGCTACTCGTCTTTTTGATCCGCAATAACTCTATTTCGGAGATACGCTAGTTCTTGATGAAGCTCTCCTATCATTTGTATGAGCTTTAAGTTTTGCTGACGCAACTCATCTATTGTTGATTCCAAATGCTGGATTCTATCCATCATTTTCAGTATAAGTTTCGTCTTCTTAAACATCATTGCAGAGTATTCTCAAAAATACGATAATTATAGTAAACTATGACGTCTATACTTCAAACAGCTGAGCGCAAACACATGCATTCTATTGTTCAATCATATGAATCTATCAGAATAAACTTAATATTAGTTTACCTCTTGATTTTTCTGTGTCTACTTTCTATGTGCCTGTTTGCCCTTATAAGCAAATCATACACTGCAGATCTGTGTATACAATTCGTACACTCCCTAGGTTTTTTGTATATTGGTATTCGGTATGCTCATACCCGCATACTGCTGAAAAAAGCAAAAGAACAATATGACGTTGCCTTCGAAACCAGAGGTGTCCTCTGAACCAGTACGAATTTATACTTACTTCCGCAGCGGAGTAGAATTGATTAGCCCCTCTCTGAATATTTCTTTATCCAGGAATGATGGGCATCAACAAGTAACTTACATAGAGTACAACTATGATGAACCCTCCTGATGACCCAGAGCTTAAGCTCTATAGTGGCGACGTATTTTTAACGATATGCGTTGTACACACAAAGACAGAAGCTTCTTCTATAGAAGAACTAGAGCAAGACACTCTAAAAGCTGTCAGACGTTTGCTTTCTCCTGATAGTTCAGAGATTGCTAGCATCAACATAGAGTTAGAAGACTCTGATTTAATGCAAGTCAATCGCGAGCCAGACTGGTGGGATAAAGTTGATGAGGCTAGGGATCATCTTAAAAATAAATAATCTAAATGGCTACGATTTTTGAAAATGTATTCAAATGTGTAGTAGTGCGAGACAAACAATATCGCACTGCTTTCTATTCTCACACAGCAGAACTAGCTAAGCGAGAAGCACGTATTTATGTACGTGCAAACAAAGACAAAAACATTACTTATGAAATCACACAGCCTGTACAGGTATTTGTGAATAGGCCATATATCTAATATCTATATGTACTTGCTCATATCAAATAAAGCAGTATATTTGACTGTGTAGTATAGAGTATATGCAAGTAAGAATGTTTTTCCAAAGTACCTCTTGCACTCACAATATAGACTTCATATATGTGACGAAAGAGACGTTGTAAGCAGTTTGTTTTATTTGGTTATAGGTAAGAGGGCTTCGGCCCTTTTACTTTTTCTTCGTGTTTCGGCGACGAGATGAGGGTTTTTTCCCCTTCTTCATGCCATTACGAGCACGATTCTTTGACTGTGATTCCATCACAATCTTACCGCCTTTTGTATGGGAGGCATCCTTTTTATCCTTATTACCATACGTCCCTGCGCGTCTGTTAGCTCTATTAGCAGCGACGCGCTTCTTTACCGCTGATTTTTTCTTCTGGTATTGAGCATCATACTTACGCTTCTTTGCGATACTCCTCGCAGTCATGCCACGTTGTTTATACGTGCGCCCTTTACCAGCTAATGAGTTACGTGCCATGCCCTAAAATTTAATCAGTACTAATTTAAATCTTTTACCTCTATTTTTTAAGTATCATGAGTAATCAAGCTAAGAACTTTGTTCGTGTAGTATCCCATTCTATTCAATCAGACAAGAATGGTCGTGAGTATAACCGTGTGACTCTTCAACAGTTGCAGGGTCGTGAAGAGATTGCTGACCCTGAGACAGGCGAAGCACTGGCTGTCATTGGTCCAGAGATGACTGTCAATATTACTGGATACAAAATCCCGTACTACTTTGAGCTGGATGACCCGAAGGCACGTCCTGATTATGTGTGGAATGCACGTGAAGGGCAGGCTATTCAAGGTGTCATTGTTCGCACTACGGTAGAGCCATATATGATTGGTGAACGTACTGTCTCTACAGCTACTGTGTTTGTGCAGGGCGATCCAGACGGTGCCGACTTTGAGATGCGTAAGTCTCAAGCCTTTGAGCGTAGCGGTCGCACAATTGTACATCTCGGTGCATTGTTTAGTGACGACAGCGTAGTACCTACTCGCGGCAATCGCATTGTAGTACCCGTGTCAAACGAGTCTATCGAGATTTGAGCACTAAGTAGGTCTTAAGAAAGGGGGAGTGGCAAATGCTGCTCCCTCTTTTTATTATCGAGAAGTAAAATATTCAACATGCCAGTAAAAATACCAACTGAACCTAATGAGGTAGTATACCGTGATAAGAACGGTAGAGAGTTTAGCATCGACCAATTAAGCGAAAGCCAGCTCGCGGTAGCACTGTATGATATGTTGCAGAGAAAAGCCAGACATAATCATAAGGTAAATAAGATGTTTGACGTAGCTGACAAGCTTAGTCAAGTCGTTGTAGCTATCCACAAAGAGCAAGCATCACGCAAGGCTCCTATCACACTAGAGCCTTACTATAAATTGCAATGTGCTGCAGACCAAGGCACATTGACATGGGTGCAAACCCAAGTAAACCTCGTGATAGAAGAGGATGAGTAACTAATTTAACGTAGTGAAATACGTTATCTACCCTCCATCCGTATCTGTCCCTGACTCTACACAGTATGAGCGTATGACATTTAACAATGCGTGTGCTGCATTGCATAGTGCTACATTCTTATACATAGACTTAGAGACTACAGGTTTTGATTTTCTCAATGATGATATACTTACTGTACAGATGGCTACCGATCATCTTAATCAGTATGTATTCATCTTGGGAGATGACCTAGATATACCTGACTTGATACCTACCCTAGAATCAGCATCTATGCTTGTAGGTCACAACATAAAATTTGATCTCAAGTTTCTACGTCGAGAGCCATACAGCTATTCAGCTAAGAAGGTGTTCGACACTATGATTGTAGAACAGATACTGGTCAATGGCACTAATCAACGTGCGTCTCTACTAGCTGTGGTTCAACGCTACTGCCAAGTAGATTTAGATAAATCTGTCCGCGCATCATTTGGCAATACCAATGGGAATGTTATGCTCACTGAACGTCAGATTCTGTATGCTTTAGACGACGTAGTATACCTACCAAGTATACTCACGACGCAGATAGAATCTCTTCAAGAGCACAATCTTATGAAGATTGCTGAACTAGAATGCCATGCTGTCCTCGCCTTCACTGAGATAGAATACAACGGTCTCAGTATAGATGTAGACCGGTGGAAGAAACAGGTAGAAAGTCTTAAGGTTGAAGCTATACAGCTAGAGATCGATATGAATACTATGGTCGACACCGACCCAGTATTTGATTCGGCTCGACATACAACATATCAAACGGATATGTTCTTATCAGATTCTGACGTATCCGGTACACGTATTAACTGGGAGTCTCCTATGGAAGTGCTCAAAGTATTTCAGTGTATCGATAAGAAGTTAGAATCTTTTGGAGATAGCGAAATCATCAAGATGATGAGCAAGACTAAGCTCGCACCTATGATGAAGGAGTACCGAGAAAAGTCCAAGAAAGTATCTTCCTTTGGAGATAAGTTCTTGTCTAATATGTGGAGTGATGGCAAGATTCATCCTCGATTTATTCAGATCAAAAGGACTGGTCGTGTATCCTGTAAAGAACCTAACATGCAGCAGATACCTGCAGATAACAGCTATCGTAACTGTTTCATCACAACGCCAGGTAATGTCTTCGTGTCAGCTGACTACTCTTCCCAAGAGTTATGCATTATAGCGCACGGGTCTAAAGACCCTGTGTTTAATCATGCTTTGCAGCAGAAGCATGATTTGCATTCTGTATGTGCAGAGCTTGTATTCGGACAGGAATGGAAAGATGCTGCATTAGATGACTGCGCATATTATGCCGGCAAGAAAAAATGCAGCTGCCCTGAACACAAGAAGCTACGGACTACTGTAAAGAGTATCAACTTTGGACTTGCTTATGGTATGGGGCCGAAGAAGTTATCTGAAACTATGAGCATACCTATGAAGGATGCTTCAAGTTTAATAGATAAATACTTCCAAGCTTTTCCAACTATTAAAGAGTTCCTAGATTCACAATCACGTTACGGAGTACGTAACGGTTGCATCAAAACATTCGACCCTTGGGGACGTATACGTTGGTTTGACGATTGGTCACCAGGGTATATGGACATGGCAATCAAGGGAAGGATAGAAAGGATTTCAAAAAACACACCTATTCAAGGTACTGCAGCAGACATGACTAAGCATGCCTTAGTACTTTGCCACAGCTATATCAGAGATAACAACTTCCCTGCTACTCTCGTCATGACTGTACATGATCAAATAGATACAGTCTGCGCAGAAGAAAATGCAGATGAGTGGGCTGCTATTCTAAAAAAGCTAATGGAAGAAGCAGCACAACACATAATGGGAAATGACCTACTCAAAGCAGAGGTCGAGATAACAGAAAAATGGAGCAAGTAAAAACCCGCATAAGAGTACCTAATAAAGAGTACTACTTGATGAATCAGCAACAGCGTATTAATTACTGGGCTGATTATTTGAACCGATTAACTAGTTACATGGCTATTGAGGAGAGCCTATCTCCCCTACAAATTCAACGGATTTCTAACGAGATTCAACACATAACCCAATACCTTAAAGTTTTAAGTAATGCCCCAGCACGTACCCATAAAAGCGGGACCGACCTCTCGCCAAGCAATGTTTGATGTACCTGTACCTACAGCAACACGTACATATGGACCTATACCTAACGCAGACCTCTACAACTTTGTAGTTAGTCGTATCAAAGAACAGAACCTCTCTATTACCAATGAATCTTTTGGTACAGATGCGGGAGGACAAGTGATGCTATGCAAGTTGCACATCTCTAGCAATGACCTAGAGATGGACCAAATGCTAGCCTTTTGGAATAGCTACAATAAGACTCGTGCAGTAACATTTACTACTGGCAGTGTAGTGCGCGTATGTACAAATGGCATGATGTGGTCTGATGGAGATATCCAAAGACACAGGCACTACCGGGATCGTTGGCAATCTATTCAAGACGACCTAGGTAAGGCTATCGATAAGATTGAACCTAAGTTCAAGAAGTGCCAAGCGCTGCGTAAAGAATGGAAGCGTGTGCCTATTGACTATACTAACACCGGCAAGCTTGCAGGGCAGCTATATTTTGACAATATCATTACGCCTCGTATGCTTAGTGATATCAAGAAAGAGACAACAGAGAGTGAGAACTTCTCATATGTCAATGCCGATGGTGAGCTTCGTGGCAACATGTGGCAGTTCTATAACAACTGCACTCAAGCATTGAAGCGTAGTCGTGCCTCTACTTACGGTGAGTACAATGATCGGTTGACTAAGCGGTTGGCTCACGTCACTGGTCATGCCGACATTGTAATGGGAGACTAAGATGGACATCCGTGAACTCTCAACAGTTCAAGCGGCACTGAGTGAGGCCCAGCGTGTAAGTAAAGCACTGACTATTAGTAGCCAGGATAAGTCTTTCTTCCGCTGGGCTATACTCAAAGGCCCCCACCCAAAGACCTCAAGCAACGAAATATTCTACATACTTGTAGATCTACGCACTCAATACACCGTATGCTATATACGTGACTTGAACAAGCTTGAGCAGAAGTGTAAGAAGCACAATGTAGATGTAAATAGGATTGTGCTCCAATTCAATACATAATGGCACACTCTTTTCATCACAGCCAAAGTTCTGCACGAATTCATGGTGGTACACCTGACGACTACTTACCTATCCATAATTGGTTAGATGCAAGTAAATCCTCATATGCTGACCACCGACACCGCGCCCTAAGACATCACACTCTTGGAGTCTTTTGGGCAGAAGAACATTTCGGTGTCACAATAACCAACAGTGATGGCAAAGAAGTTCCAGTTAGGACAATTGCCGAACAGCACATCCGAGAAGATCTCGGACGTATACCTACAGTAAAAGACTGGCTCCAAAACCTACCCAAAGAGTTCTGGATGACCGGTCGTAAACTACCTCAACATGCTATCAGCTGATATACTTCCAAAAGCACTCAACACTATCATCAATGAATGCTATGCTCTATCTCGTGTCACACCTACTGACTATCCTGTCATCAAGATTAACTACCACGGTGTAGGTGATTCAGGCGGCATAGAATCAGTTATGTTCCTTACTCCCAAAGGCGCTGAACTGGCTCACAAGAATGAGATTCCTCCAGTCTTCCCTAGAGAAGAGATGCAGGAATACTACGCTACTACTACGCATACTTATGTATACAATGCAAATGAGTCTAAAACATGTATTGTTCCTTTAGAGATAGACCTCTGTGATCCTAAAATGTCATCCGGTTGGGCTACCATAGAACAATGGATATACACTAGATTTTCACTTTGCGAAGTAAATGACGGGTGTATGGCTGACATTTTCGTTGATCAACCTATGGGAGCTATCTGGGGTACACGTACAGATTTTGTCACTGAAGAGCACGTTACACAGTTCCGGTATGAAAATTGATTTAAACAAACTTGCAAGACAAAAACAAGTCATCAAAAGGTGGACTGAATCAGGTAGACGTGGAACACTAGAAGCTGTGACAGGTTTCGGAAAGACTTATGTATCTCTCCTTATCCTAAAAAACCTCCAGGAAAATAAACCAGAAGGTACAGCCTTAGTTATTGTGCCTACTACTAACCTTAAAGGTCAATGGGAAGCTGGGTGTCGTAAACTAGGAATTACCAACACTCAGGTAATGGTGATTAACACCGCTGTGAAGACAAGTCATAAGTGTGATTTGCTTGTACTTGATGAAATTCACAACTATACTTCGAAGATCTTTGGCACCATCTTCGAAATTGTAGACTACAGTTACATCCTTGGATTGACTGCTACTCTAGACACTGAAGACCCGCGTTTTTATCTCATTGATGAGTACGCACCTGTCATAGACCGAGTAACTCTAAAAGAAGCTGTCGATAACGGTTACGTATCGAAGTTTTTGATACTGAACCTCGGTGTACGGATGAATGCCGAAGAAGCTAGTACATACAAAGAAATTGTCGATTCATACTACAAGCACTTTGCTCTATTCAATAACCGCTACAACATCGCTATGAGTTGTGGCAACAATCGCCAATACTTGCAGGCGTACACCCAGCAACTTAACGGGTGGACAGAGCAAGAGGTGCTGAATAAAGCTCGAGCTTGGAGAAAGGCTATGCAAGCTAGAATGACATTCATCTATAACTCTGTAAGCAAGCAAGAAGCTGCTAAAGAAATTATAGATATGTATGATGTTCCTATGATAACCTTCAGTCAGAGCGTAAAATTTGCCTCAGAATTAGATAAAAAAACACAGCCTTGGAGCAAGGCATTCCACAGCAAAATCAACAAGGCTAAGCGTAAGCAAATCCTTGAAGATTTCTCTGACCCTAAAACAGATACTCACATCATCCATACTGCAAGAGCTTTGGATGAGGGTTTTGATGTGGATGGAATTGAATTAGCGATAATTTGCTCAGGTTCTGGAACTCCAAGACAGGATCTTCAACGTACAGGCCGTGCAATCCGTTGGAAAGAAGGAAAGCTCGGCGTTGTAATAAACCTTTATCTAAAAGATACACAAGATGAAACATGGCTCAGAAAGAGGCAAGCCAAGAGTACAGGAGTGCAGTACGTCAACTCCTTGCAAGAGATATCACGTCTCATCGGAAACTCTTTATTCCGAAATCCTCATGTTAATCACGGATGATACATGTGAGGTAAATGATTCTACATGGAGATTTCAATTGAAACTCCAGGAAGAATTTAAAACAGTAGCTACGTTGAAAGAGGTAAAAAGCGTAGTCCAAGAAGTCTTAGTTAATATGAAAATAGAACAGGTAAGTAATGGTATTCGCTCTTGATAAATATGTAGACGTACTAGTGAGTTTAGGCATCAACCCTACTCAGCTATTCTTCTGTCAAATTATTTATGAGCGAAGACATGACTTGCTATACAAAATCGCTCAAGAAGGATTCTCTTTCCCCAGAGAGTATTTAGACCAACTTGAGTTGATAGGACTTATAGTCAATACTAATCCCTCAGGTGACAACACCTTTGCAGACTACTACGAAGTGACAGACAAGTTCGTTAAGGAGTTCTACACTGCTACTAAGCAAGATGGAGAGGAGTTTTGGAAGAAGTATCCTGCATACTTGAACATCTCAGGCAAAAGCATTCCTGCCAAAGGTGTGAACAAAGAGGAGATGATTAGGTGGTATCACCAAAACATCGGTACAGTTCATAATCACAATGAGGTTATGGGTGCTTTAGAGTATGCGGTGAACAAGAAGCTCATCAATCAGCGCATTGACAAGTGGTTAGAATCAGAAGCCTTTGTCGATATATGGGAAATGATGAAAGACGATACGTCTGAGTCATTACCTCACGAGCGTATCATATGAGAAGCGATCAGAGTCTGCTAGAAATTACTAGCATGGGGTCGGCCTTGGAAAAGGCAGAGAATAGTATCAAGTCGTACTTGACTGGTACTGTTCCTGTTCTTAAGACAAGGTGGAAGAAAGTAAACAAATCTCTCCTTGGAGGATTTCAGTTTGGCATGCTCTACGTAATAGCGGGAGCATCAGGACATGGTAAGAGTATGTTTCTTAACAACCTTATCCGAGACTTTACTTCTCCTGCTATCAATCCAAGCGACCCCGTGAAAGTCCTGCACTTCACTTTTGAGATGAGTGCAGAGATGGAAATACTACGTAG